AATTCTTTGTTGTAAAAGTAATTGACAGAGATCATGAGCAAGACGGCCCAAAATTCTGGAGATTTAAGAATAACGCCAAAGGGGAAGGCGTTTTTGATAAAATCTACCCGATTTGGAAAAATAAGGGCGACATCACCGATCCTGTTAAAGGTCGTGATTTGATTCTTTCATTATCCCTTACCACATCAGGCACAGGTAGAGTGTATACAGTAATAAATTCAATCATTCCAGAAGATCCAAGCCCATTACATGAAAATGAGGAAACAGCTCAGAAATGGCTTAACGATCCTCTTGTGTGGTCAGATGTTTATGCTAAGAAGCCAGAGGAATATCTGGATATGGTTGCTCAAGGGGAAACCCCAAAATGGGATAATGATCTTAAAAAATGGATTTCAGCGGCAACAGCAGAAGAAACAATTGCCGGATCAGTACCAGGTAAAGTTCCTGAAGATCCACAAGCGGAGGCAGAACCCGATGACGAGGCGGATTTACCATTTTAATTTAACTAATCGCCCATATCTATTAAAGGTATGGGCGATTTAATAATTTTTTTATAATAATAGATATGGCAATTAAAAAACAAGATTTTTCATATATTGAAAAATACTCAACTAAAACAAAATATAAAGAAACTAGTTTTTATTATTGTGGAGACGCGTTTGCAAATGCTTGCGGGCTTCCCGGCCCCGTAATGGGGGGAATTAATATGTTTCTTGGGCATAGTAACACAGCGAAAACGAATGCGATGATTATGTCGGCAGCAGATGCTCAAAAAAAGGGGGATTTACCTGTTTTTATTATAACGGAGAAGAAATGGAACTGGGAACATGCTGTAGAACTTGGTTTACAAGCGGAAAAAAATAGTAATGGAGAATGGGTTGGTAATTTTATTTTTAACGATTCATTTGACTACATTGAGCAAGCAACAGATTTTATAAACGAAATTTTAGATGAACAAAAAAAAGGAAATATTCCTGTTAGTTTATTATTTTGTTGGGACAGTATAGGGTCAATCCCCTGTAAACTAACCTTTTCCGGGGCGGGCGGCAAACAACATAATGCTAGCGTACTTGCGGATAAAATTGGTATGGGTATTCATTCTCGCATCTCAAAATCAAAAAAGGAAGATTTTCCATATTATAATACCTTAATCGTCGTCAACCAGCCATGGGTACTTTTACCTGATAATAATTATGGACAACCTGAGATCCAAGCGAAAGGTGGGCAAGCAGTCTGGCTAGCATCTGTATTGGTTTTTTTATTTGGTAGTCAAAAAAAGGCCGGTATTAATCATATCGACGCAACAAAAAATGGCAGGAAAATATCTTATGCAATAAGAACAAAAATATCAATTTTAAAGAATCATGTTAACGGATTAGCATATAAGGACGGAAAAATTATTGCAGTACCACAAGGTTTTATTAATGACACAAAAGAGGCTCTTGATGAATATAAAAAACAATATTCGGATTATTGGAATAAAATTTTAGGGGGATCGGGAGATTTTGAAATATCAGAATCAACTGTTGATGATATGGACGATTAATGAAAACAAAAATCTGTATTAAATGTAAAGAAGAAAAATCTATCGACGAGTTTTATAAGAGAAAAGACATCCCAGATGAATATCGGAATGATTGTAAAAAATGTAAATTAAACAATACAAAAAAATGGAGATTCGAAAATAAAGAAAAAGTTAAAAATTTAGGTTTAAATTATAGAAAAAACAATAAAAATAAAATTTCCAATAACGAAAAAAAATGGAGATTCGAAAATAAAGAAAGAATAACGGAAACAAAACGAAAATATCGGGAAGAAAATAAAGAAAAAATTCATAAAAATCATATTTTATATTTTAACAAAAATAAAGATGAGATTTATTTACGTAGAAATATATGGAGAGAAAACAACAGAGACAAAGAAAAACTATATAGAAGGAATCATTTAGAATATTATAACACTTACGTAAAAAATAGAAGAAAAAGTGATGTTTTGTATAGATTATCATCAAACGTTAGAAGTAGAATACGCGGTTTTTTTAAAAGTAAAAAAATAATAAAAAACGGATCAACTTTTAATATTGTTGGATGTTCTCCGCAATTTTTAAGAGAATATATTGAAAAACAATTTACCGATGGAATGAATTGGGATAATTACGGATATTATGGTTGGCATATTGATCATAGGATGCCATTAGATTCAGCAAAAACAGAAGATGAATTATATAAATTATGTCATTACACAAATCTTCAACCTTTATGGTGGTTAGATAATATTCAGAAATCTACTAAAATCATTTGATTTCTCAAAAATTTTATGTATCTTTAATAATATATAAAAATAAAAAACATGAAAAAATTATTAATTTTATTGGCTTTCATCGCCATAACAATTTCAGGATTCTCACAAAGTAAGTGGGACGGATTTTTTAAACCTGTCACTCCGCAACAATTTCAACATTATCTTAAAGGCGTTTCAGCAGTAGATGCCAATGTATGGTTATTTAGGCCAGCAGTTTCAATTGCTGCAACTATGGTAACATATGATAATGCCACAAAAAAATGGAACGCAACATCATTTAATTCCGTTGGTATGGGTATTGGTTATCAACATTATGTTGATCTTAACGGTACTCCATATAACAATTTCGGTTTTAATGCTTTAGTATTTGTTAATGCTACTCCGGATGCATCATTATCATTTGCTGGCACAGTAAGTGCATTGAGATTTATTGATGTTGGCGGTGGATATAATGTTGGTACAAATAGTCCTTTTGCTTTATTGGGTATCAAGTACAATTTCTAGGAATATTCACGAATAATAAAAATGAATGACCACTTTACTGTGCGATGGTGATAATCTGCTAACGATTGGCTTTTATGGTGTCAAAAATTACTTCTATAAGGGTGAACATATTGGGGGAATATATCATTTTCTCAATACCCTTAGAAGATCCTTTGAAAATTATCATTTAGACAAAATTGTTGTGTTTTTTGATGGCGAGGAAGGATCTCTGTCACGCAAAAAACTATATCCTTATTACAAGGAAAACCCGAAAACCAGATTAAAAAGTGAAAACGAAGTAAGCTCTTATAATTATCAAAGACAAAGAGTTAAACAATATTTAGAAGAAGTATACGTCAGACAGGGAGAATATAAATATTGTGAAACTGACGATTGCATCGCATATTATGTTCAAAATACTCCAGAAGAAAAGAAAATTATTTTTTCATCTGACGGTGACCTAACACAACTTGTTAACGAAAAAACGCAACTCTATAACCCATCACATCATAAATTATATAAGCCAAAAGATACGTTTGTTTATGACCACGAAGAGATTTTAATTGAAAATATCAAATTGGTTAAAATGTTGTGTGGTGATCCTTCCGATAATATAGCGGGGATTCGAAATCTTGGAATTAAAAGATTAAAGGAATTGTTTCCCGAAATTGTAACTCAGCCCTTGACCTTAGAATATGTCAGGTATAAAACTAATTTTCTTTTCGAACAGGATAAGGAGAATAAAATTATACAGAATCTTATAACAGGGGTTACTAAACGTGGAGTATTTGGTGAAGAATTCTTCCAGGTTAATAATAGTATTGTAAGTTTAGATGAGCCGATATTGACCGAAGAAGCAAAGGAAAACATAAAGGCGTTAATAACTGAAAACCTAGACCCCGAAGGAAGGTCATACAAAAATACAATGAAAATGATGATGGAGGATGGATTATTTCAAGTTCTTCCTAAATCAGATGATGCGTGGATTAAATTTCTTAATCCATTTCTCAGATTAACTAGAAAAGAAAAAAATAAACGTTATACAAATATAAAAAGATAAAAATATGCAATACCAAGATGCTAATAAATTCGAATTTCTCCTAACTCTAGAGAAAAACATAGTCATTCAGAGATATTTTAGTGTTCCAAATTATAATCCAAAAGCTAAAAATTCGCTCAATTTATATGAGTGCGTAAAAGAAATTTGTAAAGAAATTTCGGAAGATTTAAAAATAAAAACATTGGATTATTTAACCGAAGATCATAAATCTTTTCTTGCTTTCAATCATGAAGAATTTACTG